GAAGCGTATGCTCTTGTGTGAGTGGGGCTTGAAGATCAAGAATGAGAAAGCTCATGGCGCTGTCTATGACTTGAACTCAACAATTCAGACCTAATCTGAAGACAAAGGGGTGGGCTAATAACCCACCCTTTTTTTTATGACTACAAAAATCTTTGATACAAACCTAGAGATGGGGACTCAAAAGCTTTGGCATTACGATGCTGAGAAAGATGAGGCAACCATTCAGACAATTATTGATGCCACCGAGGTGGTAGATGCAAACAAAGAACGATTTAATTCGTTTGATGAAAAGGCTAATTGGAAGGGTGATATGCACCATGTTGCATCCATTCCTATGGCTTTGTATTATCAGATGAAGGCCGAAGGTAAGCTTGAAGACCAAGCCTACATGAAACGATGGCTCAATGACCCTGATAATCGTGCATTTCGCACAAGACCTGGAGAAGTTTAATGGATAGTAAGACCATTGGGATATTAGTCCCAACACGGGATTTTGTTAACTCTGGATTTGCTTTTGATTTAGCGAGGCTAGTTGGATTTACTGTAGGTACAACAAACCACAAAGTAGTGATCTACACTAGTTCTGGCACTTTGTTGTCAGCACAACGTCAGGATTTGGCTAGGGATGCTATTGAGGCTGAGTGTACCCATACCCTGTGGCTAGATAGCGATATGCGGTTTCCAAAAGATTCCATTATTCGATTGTTAAAACATGATATTGGGATTGTCTGTGGAAACTATGCCAAGCGTAGATTTCCTACTGAGCCGATTGCGGTGAAAAAAAATACCCCAGATATGGATGCAACATTTATCAATCGGGTATATACTGAGGACGATTCAACAGGACTTGTTGAAGTAGACTACTGCGGAATGGGTGTAATGCTCGTTAAATCCGAAGTCTACAAATCTATGGAATATCCTTGGTTTGCTATCCCTTGGGTTCCTGCTGCGGAAGACTACATCGGTGAAGATGTATGGTTTTGCCGTAGAGCCGCACAGAACGGACACAAAACATTTGTTGACCAAGATCTTTCAAAAGAGATCTTCCATATTGGCACATTTGAATACAAACATGAACACACATTAATGTGTAGGGATGTAGAAAATGGCACTTGATACTTTTGCGGGGCTTAAAGCAACCATAGCGGATTATCTCAATCGGGATGATCTGACTTCTGTTATCCCAAGTTTTATCACATTGGCAGAAGCTAAATTTAATCGTAAGTTGCGTGTTCGCCAAATGATTAAACGTGCTACTGCCACCATTGATACTCAGTATTTTGCTTTCCCAACAGATTGGCTACAGGCCAAAGAGTTTATCTTGAACACAAATCCTATTACTTACATGGAGTTTGTAACTGATAAACAAGCAAATGAATTGCGTCAGAATCAAATTATTGCTTCTGGTAAACCTTCTTATTACACTATTGTTGGCACGCAAATAGAAGTAATTGCTACTCCTGATAGTAGTTATACAGGTGAATTAACCTATTATGGTAAAATTCCTGCGTTGAGTGATTCAAACACAAGCAACTGGCTTCTAGCTTATGCCCCAGACTTGTACTTATATGGTGCATTGCTTGAGGCATCTCCATATTTGAAAGATGATGAGCGTCTTGCTGTATGGGGTAACTTATATATTTCCTCCATTGGCGACATAGAAATAGCAGATCAAAGGGCATCTGTTGCTTCTACTCCTATTGTTCGTGCCCGATCTTTGGGGTAAAAAATGGCTGGATCATTCTCTGATTATTTAGAAGACAAAGTTTTAAAGCACGTTTTCACAAACACTGCTTACACATCCCCAACTACTCTTTATGTAGCTTTGTATACCACCGCACCAACTGATACTGGTGGTGGTACAGAGTTGTCTGGTAGCGGATACGAACGCAAATCCGTCGCTTTTACAGTAAGTGGAACATCTACTTTGGCGACAAACTCTGCTGCGGTTGAATTTGATGCCGCCACTTCTGCTTGGGGAACTATTGTTGCCATCGGTATTTTTGATGCCTCAACCTCTGGTAATTTCTTGGCCTTTTCTGACCTAACAACAAGCAAGACAATCGGTACTGGCGATATTTTGCGTATTCCTGCTGGTGATCTTGACATTACATTGAGTTAATCATGGCATTAGTACTTGCTGATCGTGTTAAGGAAACTACAACCACTACTGGTACTGCTGACTTTGTTCTAAGTGGTGCTGATACTGGTTTTCAGACATTTGCTGCAGGTGTAGGTGCAAACAACACAACCTACTATGCTGTTGCATTAGGTAGTGATTTTGAAATTGGTTTAGGAACTCTGTCTTCTGATGGTTTGACATTGGCTAGGACTACTGTTTTGCAGTCTAGCAATTCAGATACAAAGGTATCCTTTGCTGCAGGTTCTAAGTTTGTCTTTGTTACATACCCTGCTGACAAAGCGGTGTTAACTGACGCAACACAAACCCTGACAAACAAGACTTTAAACAGTCCTACTTTTGTCACGCCAGTTTTAGGCACTCCTTCTAGTGGAACTTTGACTAATGCTACTGGCTTGCCTCTTTCAACAGGTGTAACTGGTACTTTGCCAGTAGGTAATGGTGGCACTGGTGCTACTACTTTGACGCTAAACAATGTAATTTTGGGAAACGGAACTTCTGCGGTTCAATTAGTTGCTCCTAGCACTGCTGGTAATGTGTTAACTTCAAATGGCACAACATGGGCATCTACTGCCCCTTCTGCTGGTGGTATTACTTACACCGCAGTTAAGACTGCAAACTATACAGCCGCAAACAATGATGGTGTACAAACAAACACGACAGCAGGTGCTTTTACAGTTACCTTGCCAGCTACTCCCTCAAATGGTAATCAAGTTATTGTTGTTGACTCTTTTAATACTTGGGGAACTAACAACTTAACTATTGGTCGAAACGGCTCAACCATAGAAGGTGTTGCTGAAGATTTGGTTTGCGATATTACAGGTGTAAGTGTTCAATGTGTTTATAACGGCACAACGTGGGACATCTTTGCTCAAGTAGGTGGTGCGGGTGGATCGGTGGTTTCTGGTCCTGCATCTTCTACTGACAATGCTATTGCTAGGTTTGATAGCACAACGGGCAAAATAATTCAAAATTCTGTGGTGACGATTGCAGACACAACTGGCGATGTAGCGGGGGTTGGAACTTTATCTCTAGCAACTACTTTGGGTGTTGGTGGTGCTACACCATCCGCTTCTGGTGCTGGCATCACATTCCCTGCTACTCAAAGTGCTTCTACAGACGCTAATACGCTTGACGATTACGAAGAAGGTTCTTGGACTCCAAGTGTTGGTGGAACTGCAACATATACTGAACGGCAAGGCAACTATGTAAAAATTGGAAGAATGGTTTACATCAGATGTGCCATGACAATCAATGTAATTGGAACTGGAAGCACAACGACATTATCTGGTTTGCCATTTACTTGTTTTACTACTTCTGCTGGAACTGGTGGACACATCAATGTTGGAATATTTTTAAATCTAGCAAGTAATTCTATATTTCTTGCTGGATATGTTGGAAGCAACACAACTGACATAATTTTTACAAATTCAACTGCCTCTGCCGCAAGCATGACAAACTCACCAGCTATATTTGGAAACTCTGCTAGAGTTGATTTCACTCTTATGTATCAAGTTTAATTAGCCTGATTGGATTATCAGGTCGGACACTAACCTAAAGGAAAATCATGTCACTTACTAAAACCACAACTATTGACCAAATCACAGTCACCGAAAACGGCATCGTTCTTTATCGTGAAGCAACTCGCATCATGGAAGACGGCAATCAAATTAGCCAAACCTACCATCGTTCAAGCCTTACACCCGCACAAGACTTGACAGGAGTTCCCGCTAATGTCGTTGCAATCTGCAATGCGGCATGGACTGCTGAAGTTATTGCGGCTTATCAAGCGGCAGAGGCGGCTAGAGGAGTTTAACTATGGCTAACTTATCAGCAATCATTGCGCCTACGAATCTTGTCACGGCAACAAGTACAACTACGCTTAGTAATAAGACTCTAGTAGCACCTGCACTTGGTACACCTGCATCTGGTAATTTAAGTAATTGCACAGGCATCCCTAGTCCTTCTGCCGCTACGCCTACTGCATTGGGTACTGTGTATGGCAAGCAAACGACAAGCGGTGGAACACCTTTCTTAACTGCTTATGGATATAACGCAGGGCTTAATACGACAGGTGCTGGTGTAATTGCTATTGGTGTGGATGCGGCTAAAACAAACACCACAGGTTCTGCCATGACTGCTGTTGGTCATAATGCTTTGCAGGCAAACACAACTGGTGAATATAACTCTGCGTATGGTTATGTTTCTTTATACACAAATACGACAGGTCAAGAAAATAATGCGTTTGGTTTTTATGCTTTAAATAAAAATACAACTGGTTCACAAAATAATGCTTATGGTAGCAATGCTTTATATGCAAATACAACAGGTGGTAGTAACACTTCTTTTGGTTCGTATGCACTTCAAGCTAACACCACAGCATCTTTTTCAACTGCCGTAGGTCATCAAGCGGCTTATAGCAACACAACTGGAGAAGGATTGACAGTAGTTGGGCGACAGGCTATGTATTCCAACACCACAGGTTCAAGCAATGTTGCTATTGGTCGAACTGCTTTATTTTATAATACAACTGGTGGTTCTAATGTTGCTATTGGAAATCAAGCCCTTGAAAGCAACACCACATCATCTTTTAACACCGCTGTAGGTTTTCAATCGGCTTATAGTTTAAGTGGCACAAATGGATATACAACTGCAATAGGTTATCAATCACTTTATACGCAATCAACGGGATACAGCAATACTGCCGTTGGATACCAATCTGGCTACCTAATGACCACTGGAATTCAGAATTCTATGTCTGGTCTTGAATCATTAAGAAGCAACACAACGGGTAGTTACAATTCCGCTTTTGGAACGTATGCACTTAACGCCAACACAACAGGCGAAGGCATTACCTCTGTGGGTTATAAAGCGCTTTATTCAACTACTACTGCTAATAACAGCACAGCCGTTGGCTATCAAGCACTTACTAATGCAACTGGAAATCAACAATGTGCAGTAGGTCATAATTCTGGAAGTTCAATAACCACTGGTGCTAGAAATACGTCTTTAGGTGCTGCTGCAAATGGCAACGGAACAACTGGAGATGATAATATTTGCATCGGTTATGCAACAAATCTTGGCGCTGCTGGAGACGCAAATGAAATAGTAATTGGAACGGCTGGTGGGTCAACTCTTACTGGTAAAGGTAGTTCTACTGGATTTATTTCTCCGGGTGGTGGTGCTATGTATAACGGAGGGAACACAACCACATGGACAACAACATCTGACCAGCGCCTAAAGAAAAACATTGCTGACAACAACATTGGTTTAACTGCAATCAATTCAGTTCGTGTTCGCAACTTTGAATATCGTGTTGCAGAAGAAATCACAGAATTGCCAACGCATTGCGCTATTAAAAAAACTGGCGTTCAACTTGGCGTAATTGCACAAGAACTACAAGCCGTTTTACCTGAGTGCGTAAAGACAGAATCCACAGGTGTTATGTCTGTTGATACGGATAACCTAATCTGGTACGCAATTAACGCAATTAAAGAACTCAAAGCTGAAAACGATTCTCTTAAGGCGCGTTTGGATGCCGCTAATCTTTAAACTGAAAGGTAAATTATGACTATTGATACTCAAACCCCAGAACAAATTGCAAAGCACTACTCTGCTGCAATGGATAGCGTCAACCTGATAAATAATGGCAAGCCAGATAACATGACTGATGCTGATTGGACTGCTTGCCTGTCACGCAACAAAGAGCATTTAAAAATCATGTTGGCTAAAGACTTCTGGACAACTGAAGACCTTGCACCATTGCAAGCTGCTTCTGTCTAAAGAGTAAATCATGGAAAACGAAGTCACCCACAAGCAAATCTACGACAGACTCGTTGAAGTCGAAAACAAGGTAGATAGTATAGACAAGAACACAAAAGGTCTTGTAGAGGCTTTTGATGCCTTGCAGGGTGCTTTTAAAGTCTTGGGGTGGATAGCCTCTGCTGCCAAGCCTATTC